CAAAGCAATTATTAAGTGCTTCTGTAGCTACGCCTGAATAAGTTACTGCTGACTTAAACGGACCATATCCTACAGCTAAAGGAATGACGTTATTAGCTTCTGATACAGAGTCTAAAATACTAGGTTGGTCAGGTAACCATTCTTTAAAAGCTATGCGTTGTGTAGGCATGTTAAGCCTTCATTATGTAGCAGAGTGCGTAGTATGGAGGCAAGTTAGCATTAGTGCCACTCACGCCAGTTGTACTATTTGATACTGAAATTCCTGTTACTGAACCTCCAGAAGATATAGAACCACCACCACCAGGAGTAAAGTAAGTTGTACCACCAGCAACAGAACCACTAGTTGTGGTAATAATATGATTATGTCCAGGGTCAGTTACAGTTGCAGTATGGGTATGGCTTACTACTACTGCATTAGCACTACCACCTGTAGCATCTACTGCATAAGTAGAACCTGCACCTACTACAAAACGATTTCTTAAATCAGGAGTTGAGTTTGTACCATCACATAATAACCATCCACTAGGAATAGATGCTGAAGAACCTGACCATAACATAATCATACCAGCTACAAATGCATTACCCCATGTAGGTGTATTAGCACCACCTGCTGATAATAATACTTGACCACTAGCACCTGCTGTTCCATCTAATCTAAATGCACCTGTAATGTCAACCTGACCTGAAGATACTAATGTTCCCGCTACTGTAAATGGGTCACCACTAGAACCATCTTGTTGGTTTTTTAGTACTGACATTAAGCTACGAATAGCATTGTTTACGTTAGCTGGTGAACAACCTTCAGCAATATTGATATTAGTTATATCGGTATTATCTGCTGCTGTTGAGCTAAATTCTGAAATTTTGGTTTTTGCCATCTTTTATCCTTGTCTTAACCATATGTCTGTACTTGGAGTTGTATCAGTCCAAGTTTCTGTTCCTGCTGTAATTTCTGTCCATGTATCTGAAGAAGGTGATATTGCAGACCATACGTCTGTAGATGGTGTTGTATCTGTCCATGTTTCTGCACCCGGAGTAACAGGTGTCCATCCTTCACCCTGCCTTGTACCTTTAGCTGTTACACTTCCTATACCTTCTACATAAGCAAAACCTGCCCATGTTGCATTAGGACTTGCTGTAACTGTAGCAAATGCGTCTACATGAGCATTACCTGATAGTTCTACGCCACCAAGTGCTGTTACTGTAGTAGTTCCTGTAATAGAACCACTATCTAATCTAATTCTGTTATAGGTTACTTCGACTGTAGCATTGGCTGTTATAGAAGCATTACCACCAGCAATAAGTATACCATTTGCTGTTACTGTACCTGTTGCTGTGATACTTGCTGAAGCGAATGCAAGAGAACCACCAGTAGCAGATACTATTGCTTCTGCAAATATTGCACCACTACCAAACTGTGTTCTAGTACCTATAGCAGATACGTCTGCAAAGCCATTTATAACTGCTGTGCCAAATACTAATGCACCACTTGTTGTAACTGTGACTGTAGCAGTAGCAGTAATACTTGCGGCAGATGTTCTAAAGCGTGTTCCTGATGCAGATACGGTTGCGTCTGCTGTAATTTGTGCTGATGCTTCTAGTAATCTACCTGCTAACGAGCTAAATGGGGCTTGGGAAAAGGCTGAAATGCCAAACATTTATTGCTCCTTATTCGTCTGCTGGTTCTGGCGTATTGCCTTGTGCAATCCAATCTTGAAACTCTGGGTAATCTTCTGTGCAAGTTAGTCTACATAGTCCGTCATCATCTATACGAGCATATATAGTTTGACCATCTTCATTAGTTGTAAGTAATTTAAAAATCATAATTCAGCTCCCCAAGCTAAATAAGCTGATGTATTAGCTGCTCGCAATGTACTGCCTTGCCCAGCTGTTAATCCAGAAGATACTTGAAATGTAGTTTCAGCAGAATATTCTGTTGCAGTTAAAAATACAGGTACTACACTACATGCTGTAGATGCATTAGAAGCATTAACTGAATAATGTGCTGCTGTTCCAGATTGCTCTAATGCAGTAGGTTGCGTTCTCATAGTTGTTGGAAAAAAAGATAATCCATAAGCTAAAGTAGTGCTTGCATTATTTGAGCTACCAAATTTATTACCTACACTTGATGCTTTCATTTTATAATAATACCTCTGACAGTTAGCCAATTCTTGATTATAAAGTCTGCGTTCAAACGGTGTTGCTGTTGAGCCTACTTCTAGTTGCACGCCAGTCACATACCATGTAGCTCCGTTAGTTCCTACTACAGATGTTGATCCTGTTGGTGCATAATATTCTCCAGCAGCCCAAGCATTAGCTGTACTACTATATGTTGAACCAATACCAAAACCAAATATAACTCTTAATCCTGTTGAGTTATCAGTAGCCCATGTTCCTGTTGTATCTCCAGCAATTGTTATTGTTTTTTGTTCCCATGTATTAGCTGCTGATATAGAGTAACTAAATGGATATGATCTTGTATATCCAGAATTTGCAATAGAACCACCAAATGTTCCAGTTAAACTAGAACGAACCCAAAATGATAATGTTACTGTTAAAGCACCAGCAGCTCCCCAACCTAAATCAGATACGTTATATCCTTCAATTTTTTGTTGTATTGCTAGAATATCAGAACTTAATACAGTATAAGCAGAAGATGATGTAACTAATAAACTGTTTTTAAATCCTGTTGGTACTGTAGTTGATTGTTGTACAGTAAACTTACTTGCTACAGATGTAATTGCAGCCCATCTATCAAGTGTATATGAGTTGCTTGGAGTCACACTAGCACCAGCATTTCTCTGATCTATCACCATAGCACCATTTATAATACGGTTCTTTAGCACATAAGGTGACGCTGCAGCAGCTTGTAGACTACTGTCTGGAAATGTGACTCCATTTGTTCCTGATATGCTAACAGGCATTATACTGCTCCTAATTGTTCGTCTGTAGGTCTAGGTAGTGTAGGATGTTCCCATTTAGCTATGTAGTCACCTTTACCATCTGAATTATTCTGTAAACGTATAGTAAACATAAAATCATTATCAGTTAATGTTGGGTAAATACTTTTTATTTTTTCGTATAAAGTCATTATCCACTCCTTACCATTGATGCTTGAAAAAATGTTTGGTCTATAACTCCAGCAAGTGCAGGTGTTACTCCAGTTAGATAACCCCAACCTTCAACATAATCAGTAGTGCCATTTAAATAAACTAAAGCAGATACAAATTGAATTGCATTTCCTAAAGTTATAAATTGTCGTTTATTTAAAGCACCATTTTTATAAATAGCCGCCTGTGTTGCTGTAGTGGCTGTATTAGGGCTAATTGAAACTTGTACTTGATAATAACCAGCTACTGTAGGTGTAAATCTTGATGATGAATAAGTGCCATTAGAGGCATCAAAATCTGTATTTTGAAATAATATTTTAGTAAAAGTAGCTGATGTAATAGTTTGATTGCTACTAGGATAAGCACTAAACGCTGGTCCTGTTCCTGCAAAAGTAGAACCTGTAGTAATTACAGTCCCACTTGTAGTAGGCAATGTTAGCGTAGTTGTGCCTGATACTGCTGGAGCATCTAGTGTAACTGAACCTGACGTATCGCCACTTAAGACTAATTTTGACATTATTTAACCTATCATTAAAATACAAGGTACGCAGTATGAACCATCTTCATACGTTGCACTCACATAATTAGAAGTTACTTTTGCTATGGTAGATGAACGACAAATGTCATCTGCTTGTGGTTTGGCTGTACCATCACCTGCTGACTCTAGTAAGTCACCATTTTGAACTGTAACACCTTGTGCTATACGAATAACAAAGTCACCAGACTGTGCTATATAAAAGTCGTATGGGTTATCTTGGTCATCATTATCATACATATCAAATACACCAGTTACCAATTTAGATGATGGTGTGGTAGATATAATAGTTTTAGTAGCTTGTTCGTTAGGCAATAATTCGCCATCACGATACCATTCACACATAGAATCTACTGACTCTAATACTGTTCCACGATAAACATTTATTTTTTCTGTTTCATTGTAAAGTTGTGACCAACGAGATAAGTGACCACCATTATACGATACAGTTGTACCTGATACTGAAATAGAGCCTTCTGTTGTTCCACTTTCTCTAAATGCAATTAATGCTCCGTCTCCAGCAATTCTATTAACATAAATACAAGTTTGATTATTTGCAGCTGCAGTTAAATATGCACCAGCTTCATAATAAAAACCACCATTTCCTGTTGATGATGATGTAGGATTTGATGTACAAGCTGCAAAAACATTACCACTAGAGTCTATACGCATACGTTCTGTGCCACTTGTACTTGCGGCTACTGTATTAGCTGCTGGAAACCATATACCTGTATCTGTATCACCTGTTGTAGTAATAGCTGGTAATGCTGCTGTGCCTGCTACAAAGGCTGCTCTTTGTGATGTATCTATAGTAAGTGCTGTAGTACCGCTATTAGTTTGTAATACTAATGAGCCACTATTATCAGGCTGTATGACTACACCATTGGTTGTAGTTGCATTTATAATTGTACTCATACTATCACCCATCTTGATGTACTTGGAACTGTAACTGTGACACCACCTGAAAGAGTAACATCACCAGCTTCTACAGAGTTATATCCTGTAGGAAATGTGTAAGATGTACCTATCGTTCCGTTATTAACATTAAGTCCGTTAGAAGCAGCAAACTGTGGTGCATAAGCATCACCATTAGCATCTTGGTAAACAGCTTCTTCAGCAGGATAAGTAACAAATACATTCTTTGTACCTGCACTAAAGTTTACTGCTGTGCCACCATTGCTAGACTCTAATATAGTATCACGAGATAAAAGAGTGCCTGATAGCGTGTATGTGCCTAAACCTACTTCCCATTCTGTACCACCTACAATAGCGTAGTAAGTAGTATTAGCGTTACCTATAACAGAGAATGACTGAAAGCCAGATACTGCACCAGCAAGCGTAAACGTACCTGTGCCTGTAGTAGTAGAAGTTTCTTGGACTCTATCCTTGACGACTAACGCCATGACTTATCCTTAAGCTAATGTAACTGAAAGGTTGCCTGTTGAAATCTTAAAGATGTCACCAGAGTCAATAGTTTTAGATGTGTCTAAAGCTGTATGGTAAAGTAAATTACCTGCAGTAGCAGCATCATTAATGCCTATCCATCCAACAACGCCCCAGCTAGCAGTCGCAGTAGGGAAGGTGACATCTGCATCATTTAAGATGTTACCAGATGTACCTGAAGCTGTTGCAAAAGATACAGCAGTTCTAGCGTATGAACCACCAGTTACTTCTGTGCCATCACCTGCATCTGTAGGGTTTGAAGTCCATAGTGATACGTAAACTGTTGCTGGTGCTGTGTATGTAGTTGCATTTAGAGTTGCATTTAAAAGTGCATTCTCTAAGTAGTTACTCATTTCTGCCATAATATTTTCCTTATCGTGGTGTTACGTTTAGTGTTGTATATGCGTATGTTTGACCTAAGTCGCTTGTTTTAATATTAGCAATTGCTCTATCGTATAATGATGACCATGTTGTTACCCTAGGGTCATTCATAAGATACGGTTCTGCTTCTGCTAAAGTTGCGTAAAGTAAAGCGTCTGGGTAGTATGCTAAATACAAGTTACTAGCTGTTGTGCTAGAGATAAATGTAGGTTGAGCATAGTATAAAATTTGAATGGTGTAATCTGTATCTTGAGTAGGTGCAAATTGGAACTCTGTGCCTAACATTGTAAAATAATGTGAACGACCTGATAATGTAGTTTGACCATTACGGAAGAACAA